GCCTTTCTTGCCAGAAAGTCTACAACTTCATAAACACGATTAGGGCTTCTGCACAGTATCCAGCTTATAATCCCGCTATTTGCTGGGCTGGCTATATTGATGTTGTAACGAGGTTTCCAGCATGCGACTATTATGATGCTGTTACAAGCGGAATCCTCTGGGAAATACGAAAGCACCATGACAAGCCAAGCTTCGCCTTCAGCAAGCAAATCATAGAAAAGCATCAAAACGAGTTCATGTTTTGGGGCGTCAAGCATTCGGATTACAGTTATGTTGAGAATAAGCAGGCTATGGCTACGGTTTGCTGGCTTGCACAGTTATTCCTAAACTATGAAGAGCCACAAACACGCTTTACACAGATTTTGCGTTCAAAAGGCGAAAACATAACGCTCTACCCAATCAGAGAAGCAGCAGAAACCGTTTCTTACGGCGAAGGCATAGACGTACTCGCCATAGTTTCGCCAACCCGAGTTGAAGAAGTGCTCATAGAACCCGGCTACATAGTAAACGATTATCTCAGCGTTTACACTTTCACACCATTAAGGCAACATGACAAGATCCGCAGGAAAGGCGAGGACTACGAGGTTCTCGGCGTTCAAGCGCTCGATTTTGCCGGCGAAACAGCCTATTTCAAGGCTAATTGTAGGAGGCTTATCGGGCAATGAGCGAAGTTGAGAATCCTGTGGACACGGTTGTTAGGCTTCTGAGCAAAAACATGTGGGTTGTCAAAGAAGATGGCTCGCTTGCCTCAATAATCGCGAGTAAAGAATGGTATGACCGTGAGCTTTTCAAAAACTATGATGGGCAAATAACTGTTGGGCTTGCGGAAAGCAGAGACACAAAAATCGACATGAGCGGAAGGCTTCGCAGGCGTGTTGGCAGCTTACGTGTCAATGTTTGGAGCCAAGACATACTTACTCGCCAAAAAATGGTTGAAGAGGTCAACCGCATTGTAAGGCAGAACCGCAACAAGCCAAATGAGACACTTTACTACTTCAGAGGGATTGGACAAGCAACAGAAACGCATAAGGCTTATCATGCAGGCTCAGCAGAGGAGCTTACCCCACAACATGCAAGCTGGACTGAATTAGCAAACGTGGAATACGAGAAAATCTGGTACAGCGACGACAACCGCCATTCAAAAAGCCACAACGTTAACAGCGAATATGCGCTTATGCTTTTCCGCTTCAAAATTGATTCTCGAGAAAAGACTGTAAAGAAAATTGTTTTGGCTTTTGAGGGCTATGGCACAGCTCCAGCAGGAAACGGTGTAACCATCAAGGTTTGGAATCATGTGGCTCAAGCATGGCAAAACGCTCAGCAAGGAACTGGCGGAGCAGACGAAACAATCAGCATAACGCTCACTTCAAACTTAACAGATTACATCGATGATTCTGGCTATGTTTGGCTTCTGGCAAGAACCACAAACCCAAGCGACGGCATAACTCCAGCCATTCTCTATTGCGATTACGTATGTTGCACCGTAACCGTGAACGGAATCACCTACTTGGACATTGTATCTTACCGCGACGCAGACCGTGTTGACGTTAAACCCTTCATTTTCAGAACCGAGTTCACCCTAAAATCATGGTCCTTTGAGGATATTGGAGGCGTTTTCTAAAATGGTTGAAACATATGGAGCACACGAAAGTCGCATCTACTACGTTGAAGAAGCCACTTACGGACAGACACCAACAAACCCCTCAATGCTTGGTGTTCCAGCAGAAAACATCGACCCATTCATAGACCCATCAAACATAAAGGTTCGCGGAGTAGGCAACATAGACTTGCAAGCCATCAAAAAAGGACTACGAAGCGTTAGTCTAAAAATCGCTTATCCACTGCCAAGCGAAGCTCCAATCAATTTTCTCCAAAACGCCAAAGCGGAGCTCAACAAGTCATTAAGCATCCAAGTCTTGTATTATAAGGGAATATTTGCTTCAGCAACCGACATCATATCACTACTTTATACAGGCTGCAAATTCCACAAGCTAACCGTTGAATGCGGTATAGAAGACATTGTCAAGGCAACTGCAGAGCTTATTGGACAAGACTTGACCGTTGGAACAGCAAAGATAACAGGCGCCACATACGCAGACTACGCAGGAGCAGTGCCATTCTACGAAAGCTACGTCAAAAAAGGCACAAGCACGCTTGACCGCGTAACAGACTGGAAATTCACAATAGAAAACAACCTCAAACAAGTGCCAGTCATACGCACAACAAGTGGCTACCTGCTAAGGTATTTGCCCTACAGACATCGCAACCTAACAGGCGAAATAACCTTCGAGTTCGAAAGCAAGGAAGAATTCGATGATGTGATTAATGATGCGTCTTTTGATTTAGAGTTTAGCTTAGGCGGCTCAAATAAAGCAGTCTTCTCGAGCTGTAAATGGGAAAATGTGTCTGCACCAGTACGCATTGAAGATTTAGTTTCATGCAAGGCTGGTTTCGTGGCTAAAGGTCCAGTAAACATAAGCTGAGATGATGAGAATGGCTGTTGAAGTTAGTGTTTTGGAAAATTTCGGGCGAGAAGCCGAACTGCGCAAGAAGTGGCTTCAGATGTGGGAAAAGCTTGGCGTTCGCATTCTCAAATTGCCAAAATGGATGCAGGAAATCGTATTGGAAGACGTGAACACCGCAATTAAGAACCGTTTAGCTATCATGGAGATGATTCAAAATGCGAAAAGAAATCATCGAGCTTGACGAAAGATTCGGAAAGGAATATGCCGGACGCTACATCTTCAGCGAGATTACATGGGCTAAACGTAGCAGAATAATCCAAAAATACACACGTTACAGCCAACAAACTGGGCAAGTCGTAACAAGCGACTACGTGGCTATTCAAGCAGAAACCATAATGGCTTCGCTTAAAGAACAGCCACTAAACAAGCCAATAACCCTCGAGAAGCTCTTAAGCGAAGAAGATGGCATTCCCATCGAGCTTGGCGAATTGTTCAGCCAAATAGTGAATAGGCTTAATGCTGTAAGCCTCGAGGAAACTGCTTTTTTATCAGAGCAATCCGAAAACAAAAGCCAAGCCAAACGCTCACAGAGTTCCGCCTCTGCAAAGAGTTCGGGTGGACACCACGCCAACTCGCTAAGCAGCCAGCAAAAACAATCCAGCAATTCATCGTCATCCTCAACGAGTTAGACCGTCAAGCAGAGGAGGAAAAGCAGAAGGCGGAACGTGAGGCAAAATGGCGGTCGAAATAACATGCGATGTTGAAGGCGTTGAAGAGTTCAAGAATGCTATGCAAAGTTTTGACAGTGGAATGCAACGGCATGTGCACAGGCTTTTAGCAAGCTGGGCTGCAGACGTCAAAGCCTTAGCCAAACAACTTGCTCCAGTAAGAACAGGACACTTGAGAAGCTCAATTTACGCAAAGATAAGCGAATGGGTCGCCGAAATAGGAGCCGAAGCCACCTACGCCTTATTCGTTGAGCTTGGCACACGCCATATGCAAGCTCAGCCGTATCTTTACCCAGCCATCCAAGAATATCTCCCACAGCTTGAGGCTATCATTTGCGAGGCTATTGACGCAGCCAAAGCGGAGGCTGGCTTATGAGCTTCCGAGAAATCGCAGTAACGATAAGGGCGGTTAACCGTGCAAGCCACGAATTTACAAGAATCCAAACCGACGCTGAAGCCTTAAGCGTTCGCATAAAAAGTTTAGGTGCAGCCATTGCTGGTTTAGGGGCTACTGGAACAGCTATTGTGCATATTGCTCATCAGTTTGGCTTACTGAATGACCAGCAGGCGAGGGTCTTCAATTCGGCTATGATGGTTGTCACCGTTTTAGGCATGTTCATGAGGACAAGCTGGGGCGTGGCTGTAGCCCAAAAAGTGTATGCTGCAGCCTGCTGGATTGCTACTGCTGCTCAAAACGCCTTGAACATTTCTTACGCCACCTGGCTCGCCCTAACTGGCGTCGGAATCGCTGTTATTGTTGCAGCTGCAGCCGCCATGTGGTATTTTGCAAGTCAAATGAACTCTGCAACCGCTTCTGTTCAAGGCTTCAATGAGGCTGTTGCTGAAATGCCAGAGCGTGGACGAAGTGTCCGCCGTGCTGGAGAAGAGGAACTGTATAGGCGAGGCGTAGAATAGCCATGAGCGTTGAAATTCCCAAAGTCACCATCGCCATTGGTCCTTGCGGGATTCCGCAAGGCGACGTCATTGATTTAAAGGTGCATTTAGGTTGCACAAACGAGGTCAGCAGCTTTGAAGTGCTCTTGCAAAACTGGGATAAAAAGTATAGCCCAAACGGGTCTTATCCGATTAATGTTGGCATGGACGGAAGCATAAGCATAGGCAGAGGCACAAATGTTCCGCAGATAATCACTTGCCGTGTAGAAGCCATCAAGTATGAATCTACGCCGACAGAAAACTATCTTCGCGTTTCTGGACGATGTTGGGGAGAACGCCTATTCCGCCGTGTTGTAACCAAAACCTACGAGAACAAGAAGGGCGAAGAAATCGTCAAAGACCTGTTAGATTATTATGTTGGTTTAAGCCATGTCCGAGATTCCACAGAACTTGTCGAAAACACTGACACAACCTACACACGGCTCGAATACCAAGACACGCCAGTTTTCGACGTCCTCAAATACATAGCAGGCTCAGCAGACAAACAAGGCTTGATAGGCTTTGACTTCCGCGTGGCTCCAGACGCAAAATTCGAGTTCTTCCCAAGAAACAGCAAAACATCACCCATAAGCCTATCAGAGAAAATCGAAGTTAGCGAATACCGCAAAGACATCCATAGCATCCGCAACAAAATCACGGTTTATGGAACACAAGACAAACCCTTCCCAGTGGATGTTGACGGCAGACCCTGGAGCGACACGCTCACCGAGGATTTAACTGTTAGCGAAGGCACTGGCTGGGGCGGTTCAAACGAGCTAATACATGCGGTTTATGGCAAATGGAGCGTCATGACGGGCAGCACAAACCTCGCTTTGGACACAGCCATTAAGTATGCTGGGGCTAAAAGCGTTAAGGTCATCGAATCAGCCTACATGTATTACACAAGAGTCGACTGGATATTCAACCAAGACTATCTGATAAACCTCAACGAGTTTCCAAAAATCAGCTTCGCCCTCCGAGTTGACGACAAACACTCCAAACTATGCTGGATAAACCTCATAGATTATTGGAACAACAGCGCATCCAAAAGCTTCAACCTTTCGGAAATCGACAAGTGGGAAAAAGTCATAATCAACGCCGGAACCAAAAACGCAGACCAATGGGACTGGGTTGACAC